ACAGACGGAGACCTGAACTATGCTCTTTTTAAGCACTCTGATGTTGTTAGCAATCATGTACGAGCTGGTGGTTACGAGACAGAGTTACAGACTATCTCCAATGAGCTATTGGCTGGGTATACTGATGGCATTGTTTTGGATGTCGGTGCTAATTTGGGAAGCTATGTTGTACCGCTCGCCAAGAGAAATTCTCATTTACAGTTTGAATGCTTTGAGCCACAACGTATAGTCTACTATCAGCTATGCGCTAACACTTTCTTAAACCGACTAAGTAATGTATATACACACAATGTTGGCGTGAGTAACGAACAGCGCATCACTAGCTACGTATTGCCAAACTATGCTGAAGAAACCAATATCGGCGCATTCAGTATTGACTTTGACACTCGCCTCAAAGACTACGAAGTTACGTCTGAAGGTGTTACCGAGCGCATGATAATCATTCCGCTTGACTCTATGCAGTATGAGAAGGTTCGCCTAATCAAGATTGACGTAGAGGGGCATGAGCTACAGGTGCTTCAGGGCGCAGAACATACGTTGCGTGAAAACAACTATCCGCCGATTATCTTTGAAGCTTGGACTTGGAAGTTCCCTGAAAAGCGTCAGGCGGTCTTTGCTCACTTGGAAAGCCTAGGATATGAGATTACGCAGATTGGGCAAAACAACCTAGCGCAGAGGAAGAAATAAGGATAATATAGGCTTTTCGCCTATAGGAGGGCTTATGCCATACGTTAATAAACCAAGACCATACAAGCACGAATACGAGACTTATGACGGCACAGAAGCTGTTAAAAAGAAACGTGCCCAGCGCAACAAAGCCCGTCGCATGATGGAAGCTGCTGGCAAAGTGCACAAAGGCGATGGCAAAGACGTAGACCATAAGACACCTCTATCCAAAGGTGGCAAGACAACGATGAGCAATCTATCTGTTAAATCAGCTAGCGCCAACCGTTCGTTTAGCCGTAACTCGGACAGTAGTGTGAAGAAGAACAAACCAAAAAATGGAAATAGTCGATAACAAAGCACTAGTAATAACGACGAGACGCCCTCAATTAGTAACCGAGTGCATCACTAAAAGCAAGATTATCGAATCCAATGGCGACTTACATAAGGTCGCCGTTCACTGGGGTTTGGACGAAGCTCAAGCCTTGGCTAAACTTAAGGTCAAGAAGGTGCCATCCCCAATCATGCGTGACTATGACTGGCCTGGTGTGTTCCCTCCGATGGCGCACCAAAAGGATACGGCTTCATTCTTAACGCTCAACAAACGTAGCTTCTGCTTTAACGAGCAGGGTACAGGTAAGACCGCATCATCAATATGGGCGGCTGATTACCTAATGAAGCAAGGTAAGATAAAACGCGTGTTAATTATCTGCCCACTATCTATCATGCAGTCGGCATGGCAAGCAGACTTGTTTAAGTTTGCAGTGCACCGCAAGGTTGGATTAGCATACGGGGACCGCTATAAACGCAAGGCAGTTATCAATAGCGATGCCGATTTCGTCATTATTAACTACGACGGTATTGAGATTGTTGCTGAGGACATTATCTTCGCGGGGTTTGACTTAATTATTATTGACGAAGCAAACGCATACAAGACCCCTACGACGAAGCGCTGGAAGACACTTAACGCTATTCTAAAGAGCCACGAAGATATGTGGCTGTGGATGATGACGGGTACCCCTGCGGCACAAAGCCCTACAGACGCCTACGGCTTGGCTAAGATGTGTGTGCCTGACAATGTGCCTAGATTCTTTGGAGCATTCCGTGACCAGACCATGACCAACTTAAGTAAGTTCCGTTGGATACCTAAACCAAACGCAAATCAAGTTGTTTTTGATGCGTTGCAACCTGCAATAAGATATACTAAAGAACAGTGCATTGACCTACCAGAGCTAACTCATGTTTTTCGGGACGCCCCCCTTACTCCGCAACAGACGAAATACTACAAAATCCTCAAGCAACAAATGCTTATGGTCGCCGACGGAGAAGAAATCTCCACAGTCAATGCAGCAACAAACCTCAACAAGCTGCTACAGATTTCTGGCGGTGCTGTTTATTCTGACAATGGTTCTGTTATTGAGTTTGATGTATCTAACCGCCTACGAGTTGTTCAGGAAGTAATCGAAGAAGCAAGCCACAAGGTACTTGTCTTTGTTCCGTTCACGCATACAATAGAACTACTGAGAGAGCATCTGAGAGGGGCAGGTATTAACTGTGAGGTTATTAACGGTGCCGTACCAGTCAACCGACGCACTGAAATATTTAAACAATTCCAAGAGTCTGAGTCGCCACGGGTGCTTATCATACAGCCACAAGCTGCGGCTCACGGAGTAACACTCACTGCCGCTAACGTAATCATTTGGTATTCACCTGTCACTTCTATTGAGACTTATCTACAGGCTAACGCACGTATTCACCGTAAGGGGCAGAAGAACCCTATGACTATCGTGCACATTAAGGGTTCACCCGTAGAGACAAGACTGTACGGTATGTTGCAAAATAAACTGGATATTCACTCAAAAATCATAGACTTATATCAGAGTGAAATTTCTCAAGAAAAATAAATAAAAATACTTGACAGGGTCAAGTTTATACGCTAATATTATTTAACAGGCGTTAGACCTGTAAACAACAAAAGGAAAAACTTATGGACGATAAACCATCAGTCGAACAACTCGTCTCCGTCTACACCAAGATATACACCAAGCGTGAGGAAGAAGAGCGTGTTTGGAAGGCTAGAGAAGCAGAGCTGACAGAACAACTTGACCTAATCAAACGTGAACTGTTAGATATATGCAAAGAAAACGGCGTCAAAAGCTTGAGAACAAAAGCCGGCACACTAATTCGTACAGTTACCACTCGGTATTGGACTAATGATTGGGAACACTTTCATAAGTTTATGCTTGATAACCAAGCACCTGACTTGTTAGAGAAGCGCATTCATCAAAGCAACATGAAACAGTTTTTAGAAGAGAACCCCGAATTGCTGCCTGCCGGGTTAAATATGGACAGCGAATACACAATCACAGTAAGGAGAAGTAAATCATGAACGGATGGGAACCAGTAGAAGAGGCGCCATTGAGGTTAGAGGAGTCTGAAAAGAACAATCTAGAAGCAATGATGTCGGCAACTGCAAAACCAAAACGCATTAAAGCAAAACTGCTTGATGACCCAGTCAACAGCCCAGCGCACTACACAGTTGGTGGCATTGAGACTATTGACTACATCAAAGCAAAACTAACGCCCGAAGAATTTATTGGGTACTTAAAGGGTAATGTGATTAAATACACATCCCGTGCAGGAAAGAAGCAAGACACGATACAAGATTTAGAGAAAGCACAGTGGTACATGAATCGTCAAATCAAGGAACTTAAAGGAGAAGCAAAATGAGTGAACTAGCATTGTTTAATAATAATTTACCTGACTACCTAAAAGAGGTAGAACTAGATGACGTTACCAAAGCCCTTGCAGGTGGCGGTGGTAGCAAGCGTATTTCTTTGCGTGGCGGCAAGTTCCGCATGGTTGTAAACGGCGAAGAAGTAATGACAAGTAAGAACGATGAGTTAGAAGTTGTTATCGTTAATGCGGCTAAAGAAGTATCTCGCCAATACTATGGCTCTGCATATAACCCGAAGGCGGATGCTACTCCTCCTGACTGCTGGTCTAACGATGGTATTGCTCCAGATAAAGGTGTTAAAGAAGCTCAGCACCACAACTGCGCCGAGTGCCCACAGAACATTAAAGGTTCAGGCCAAGGCGAGTCACGTGCATGCCGCCACTTCCGTCGCTTAGCCGTTGCTATGGCGCACGATGTTACTGGTGATGTTTATCAGTTGCAGTTGGCATCTAAGTCTATCTTCGGTAAAGGTGATTTAGAGCACATGCCGTTTGAGCAGTACGCTAAGTATGTCGGTGCACAGGGCTATAACCTAAACACATTGGTTACTCAGATGCGCTTTGACGAGACTAGCGATACTGCTAAGTTATTCTTCAAACCATTGAAGTTCTTATCCCGTGAAGATTGGGAAGCAGCAAAACGCCAAGGTGATACACCCGCCGCTAAGAACGCTATCCAAATGACGGTAGCGCAGACTGACGGCGTTAAGCCAAAGCTAGAAGCACCTAAAGCTGCTGCACCTAAAGTAGAGAAAGTTGTAGCTGAGGAAGTAGATGAGCCTAAGAAACGTGAAGACAAGAAGCCTGAGCCGACTGCCAAGCGTGACCTTAAGTCTGTAATGAGTGGCTGGTCTACTGACGACGAATGAGTTTAAGAGGCTATAGCTTTCGACTGGTGCAAGCTAACCAAGCTGCCGACTCCAAGAAGATTGGGGTTGTGCTTGGTCGGTACTGCATCGCTAAGGATATATCTGTCGCTGAGATTGCAGAGAAGTTTGATGTGTCTCGGATGACAATATATTCTTGGTTTACAGGTGTTGCGGAACCACATCGCTCGAAAGCCGAACAGATTGCAGCGATGCTAAAGAGAGCTAGGTTTAGCGTTTAGTTTACAGGGGTAGCTAGTTTGACGGAACG